GCTGAGCTCCCGCCCGCGGCCGATCGCGAACAGGGGGGATCAGAGCACGACGTGCCCCATCTCATCCGCCCGCCAGCGCTTGCGGTTGTGCTCCTCCAGGTGGCAGTTCTTACATAACAGTTCTAAGTTGTCCCAGTTCAGCGCGATCGCCGGATCGCTAAGGTTCTCCGTCGTTAGCTTCTGTTTGTGGTGCACTTCCTCGCCGGCTACAACCAAACCCTTCGCCCAGCAGCGCTCACAGAGTCCTCCCTTGCTGGCTTTGTACGCTCTCGCGCACTTAATCCACGGCCATGACATATAGAACGCCCTGGCGAATGGTTCCGAATTGCTCACCTGCTCCCACCTCAGCAACAATGGCGAGCTTCCCGCCGGCACGGAAGGAGAAGCCGCCCGGCCCCCGCATGACTGGCACGCAAATGAAAACACCCGGGTCATGTCCTCCCCGGGTGCTACCTTTGCACGGTACCATTATATTCCTATGGCCGCGCACATTCTACAACATCTGTCACATGAATTTATTGTTGCCTTTAAGTCACCATTGTCCCAAAGTACGTACCACCAAGTTTTTGAATGATGTCTTTTATCGCAATCCTTGTTTGAATCGGATATACTTCATTGACATCATCCTCTTGTGATATGTCTTCAAGAAGCCCAAGAAGAATTGACCATTCTTCTGCCGTTAGCATTAGAATCATTCCCACTTCACCGACCTTTCTGTGTTAAAGCGTCATTGTCTTTTTTATCGGCATATTTCTCAAAAAATTCTGTATACTCGTTTACTGACAAGGTTTGTTTGGCTAAATCAATAACCATATTGCTAATTGTGTTCAATGCTTTAGCAATAGAGTCAAACACATCTTTGTACATATCGTCCATGCATTCATCTCCTCACTTAAATCGTCATTTAACTCAGCCCCTCAATATATGCCGTTCTCAGTCTGTTCACATGCTGCCGGCTGAGCTCCAGCTGCTCGCCGATCCGCTCATCTGTCCAGCCCAGTGCATAGTAATTCCTGACAATGATCCTGAGCCGCCGGTCATCGATTGCGTCCATGATGAGCTCGAACTCCCGGACCATGCCGCTCAGTTCTCTGCACTTTGCCTCGATCTGATCCAGCACCTCATCTGTGTCCGCCCGCTGCAGCATAGCCGCCTCCGGGTCATTCGTTCCCCTGGGCATTCCCGTCAGCTGCACGGCTCTCATGGGCCGCGGTCCGCCGATGAACTGGTTCAGGAACTTGCTCTGCCTCTCCAGCGTCTCGATCTCGATCACGATGTCCCGATAATTCTCCAGCAGCTCGCGTTTGGTCATGATATCACCTCCCGGTCATTCATCGACAAGGTCAACCCGGTCGTTCGCCTTCAGCCAGATCTTCTTCTGGTTGTCGTACAGGCTTTCGCAGTCATAGCCCTTAATTCTTTTTCCGTCCTTAATGTAGTACGTCGGCTCTCCGCCCTTCTTCCGCCAGACTTCATCACTGTCCGGCAGCGTAAAGAAATCCGCCAGGCCCAGATTGCAAACAAGTTTAGATCTGCTCATCACAATCACCTCCCGGTCAGCTTCCGCCGGATCTCGTCCAGCGTTTCCATCACCCGGATCTTCCGGCCCATGATGCAGATCGTATGATCGTAAAACGCGGCGACCTGGCCCACGTTGACGAACACCTCGCCCCGCGGAGCGTAATCAATCGCGCCGTCATCATCCACATCCGTCAGCGCTCCCCGGAACTCCACAAAATGGGCTTCCTTCGCTTCGATTTTCTTACCCATCATCATTTTGCACCTCCTTGTATCGTTCAATCATGCCCTGCTCAGCCTGCCAGCTGATGCTTCCGGGCTTCAGGTAGTTGTAGTAATACATCGGATAACCAAACGTCGCATAAACCGGGCACTTATCCATCATCGCACGGTGGAAGCCCACGTCCGACCAGTGCGGCAGATCTGAGAACCGGGTCTCCCCGATGAACTCACGCCTCCAGCACTTGTTCCAGACCGCCACCGATCCCGGTGTATGCTGAGGAATGTACCCGACACCCTTCCATATGAAGTCGAAGAAGATCATGTCCGTGCGCTGGTTCGCCCGACATTCGATGGCGTTTTTCAGCATATCCAGCACGTACTCGTGCAGCCACCAGTCATCATGATCCAGGAACAGAATCCATTCTCCATCCGCGGCATCGATCCCGGCGTTCCTGGCAAGGCCGTCCAGGCCGTACTGGGTCGTGATCACCTTGTCGGCGTATCCCGTAGCGATCTCTGCCGTTTCATCTGTGCAGTTATCGCAGACCACGATCAGTTCGTAGTCCGTGAACGGCTTGCTCCCGATCTTCTGGTACCTGATCGAGTGCAGGCACTTATCCAGGAACGCATCCGCGTTGTGCGCCGGCACGATGACGGAGAAAAGCGGCTTACTCATATACGATCACCTCCCGCCAGTACCGATACAGCCCGTCCACATCTTCAGACACCAGCATAGGCATCGCTTCGGCAATCATGTCCAGAGGCCAGTCCCACCATTTCGTCTCTTTGATCTTGAAGCACTGCCACCTGTGACGGATATGTTCCGCAGGTGCTCCGCCGACAATCTCCCAGTCTTCCACGGCCTTCGTCACGACGCTTCCGGCCCCGATCACGGCTCCGTCGCCGATCGTAACCCCGCTCAGGATCGTCACGTTGTCGCCGATCCATACATCGTTCCCGATGACCACATCACCCTTGCTTTTGCACTTTCCGCCGTCCAGCAGCACGTCGAACGGGTACGTTGTGCACCACTCAGTATGGTGTTCGCCTCCCAGCAGGATGTTCACGTTCCCGCCGATGCTGCAGAACTTGCCGATCTTCAGCTTGTTCCCGGTCTTCCAGTCGTAAACTGTCGGGTGCCCGTATGTGAAATCACCGACGGTGATGTTCTCTGTTACCCAGGCGGCCACATCGCCCGCGCACCGCTTCCGGAGAATCTCCAGCTTGTTCAGCGTGTCGCTCATTTCCACTTCACCGACCTTCCTGCCTTACGGCAAGCGTTAGTCCTGCAATAATATTGTCCCTATACATCTCAAGCCATTTCCGCAAATCACTTTCGGCAATGTGCTTTCCGATTTCTTCAGGAGATGTAATGGTTTCAATATCCTTACGAACAATTTCAAACCAACTGTCTGTATCTCGTTTACGCATCAAATAACATTTCTGTTCAAGATCAGAACGAACACATTCATAACTGTCATCATCATTCCATGATTCGTCAAGATAATCACCACGAATAAGGACTTCCATAGCATCGTCAAGTGTAATCATAAGACTCATTTCCACTTCACCTGCTTCCCGCAGTACCAGCAGTACCGGCACTTGATCCGCTCCTCGACATTCACCAGCCGGACGCCGCAGCTCCCGCACCGGGCATATCCGTCCGGCCCGATCACCCGGAGCACCTGCAGCGGGATGTCCGCCGTTTCCACCCGTACCGGCCTCGTCTTCTTTTCCGCTGTCTCTTTCATTTCCGTGTCCTCCCTTCCTTCATTCGCTTCCACGCTTGCTTCATCATCGCCCGCGGGAAGTCCGGCACCTCCGTCCGGGCCGCGCTCTTCGCGCTTTCGTATTCCGTCTTCCATGCCTGATATCGTTCGCACCGGCCATGACACAGCAGGATCCGCTCCGTGCATCCACGGCAAGGGCATTTCCCTGGCATCAGTAACCAATCCTTTCCTTTAAATATTGTTCTGCCTCTTCCAGGGATGGGAATTCTTTCTCCTGTTTGTTTTTGTGGATCACTACAAAACACTTCCGGCTCCTTTTTTCAATCTCGGAAGTAGTGCCCCACATCCCATACCTGGCAATCTTCTTCTTTTTTCCGCCATCCTGTTCCACAATACGGTCCGTTAACCGTGTAAGCATGATTTTCACCTCCGTTTCATCTTCCGGGTGACAACCGGGTGACCAGCGGGTGACAACGATTGCTCCCTTGTCACCCGGTCGTAGCCGTTATATTTCAATGCTTTGAACCTCGTCGGGTGACCGGGTGACAACCAATTGCCTTATTTCCTTTACAAAAATATTTTTTACTCTCTTTCAAAAAAATACCCAAAAGCAAGCGCATACGTTGTCACCTTGTCACCCGGCCCTTATTTTTCAAGGGTTTGACCGGGTGACAACCCCTTTTTTGTTGTCACCCTGTTGTCACCCTGTTGTCACCCGAAGCAATAAAAATTGCTTCCATGTGACTTCCGGACGCTGGCTCCGGACTCTTTGCAGCACCGCTCCGTAAACTGTTTCCGGACCAGCGGCGCCTGATATCCCTCTGCGGATGCCCACTGCCGGAACTCTTCATACACATCGGACGTCTTTTTCCCATCAAGGAATGCCCGCCAGTCATAATCGTCGGAGATCGTGTCCGCCGTAAAACTCACGAACTGGTCACTCTCTTCCATGATCTGGGCGACCACGCGCCTGGACTCTTCCGATACGGTAAATGTCAGGTTCCGTGCCAGCACACTTTTCATTCCGTCGATCGCCAGCTTCAGGAAGGCTTCCTTGTTCTCTTCCGTTGTCAGCTTCTCGATCAGTTCCGTGTCCTTCTCTTCATCCGAATACACCCGGTTGAATCCGATCATCAGCATTTTCTTTGCCGTGGCATCGTTATCGTCCCGGAAGCGTGGAATCTTATTGAACACGAACAGCATCCGGCTTTCGATCTTCACGGTGAACCGGTTCTGGTAAAGCAGCTTGATCTGCATCTCATCGCCCTGGATGATCCGGCGGAGGTTCGACAGATCTGTCGTGAACTTGCTGGATCCGTCATCCACGATGTTCACCGGCTTGTCGATCAGTTCCGCGATGGCATTGGAATCCTTCAGGTTCTGGATCGGTGTGCTGCCCACGTTGTCTTCTCCGACAACTTCCCGGATCATCCGGAGGAATGTGCTCTTTCCGGTGTCCGCCTTTCCTTCGATGGCCCACCACTTCTTGATCGGCTTGTCCGAGTAAAAGCAGCACCCGGCCAGCTCATAGAGCATCTTCTTCTTTACTTCATCGCCCTGGCACCAGTCCGTGATGATACGGTCCACAAAGGCCGTATCGGCTCCCGGGTTGTAGTTCACGTCAAAGTACCGGAAGATCGGAACATCCGCTGTTCCGTAGGGAATGAACTCCTCCGTCCGCCAGTTCATGATCCCGTTCCTGAACCCGACATAGTAGGCGTCAAACTTCACGTTATCCTCCTTCTGGAAGGAACGGATCATCGTCTGGGCGGCCTTCTGCTTTTCCGGTTCCATCCCGCGGACAGCGATCAGTTCATAATTGATGAACACATCGCTGAGCAGCTTGTAGTACTTTCCGTCAACGATGCGGTACAGCGCTTTTCCGAACTGCTGCACTTTGGCCGCGTCCCGGAGATCCCGGACAAGGTCCCTGTATTCGCCTCCCTTCTTCGCCTTCTTTTCGTTTTCCTTAGCAAAGCCTGTTTTTTCCTCAAAGGTCTTCTGGGAAAGGAACTTCTGAAACTCATCCTCCGGCAGCGGTTCGTCGAAGATGAACTGGTTAATGATCGTGAACAGGCGGTCATAATCCCGCTTATTGATGTTCGCCAGTACGTTGAACGGCGTCTTGTTCGCCGAATTCTTCGACCTCCTGCAGTTGGAAGTGTTCCATTTGAATAATGTTTCTTCCCGGCTGCCCTGGGAAAGCCCGACAATGCTGGTATATTCCGAGTCGTTCGGTTTGATGATCTTGTCGCTCTTCGGGTATAACCACCGCGGGATTGTCTGGACCATGTCCGGATCCGCGAGCACCTCCCGCTCTTTCCCGTTAATTTTCAGCACTTCGTAGGAACAGTTAATCCCATACTTGTAATCCGCGATCAGGCCGATTGCCGTTTCCACATGGTTGTGGTTCATTAGCTGCTCATTACAGAAGAAGGTGAAGTGCATCCCGCGCCGTGTCCGTGTAATCCGGCATTTGATCTGATAGGCGTCAATGATCCGTTTCAGCCGTTCGGCGTGGCCGCTGTCATCGATATCCACCATGACGGTGGTATCGCTCATTACGCCGGCGTAAGAGTCATACTGCTGGGCCTCTTCCAGGGTGAGCAGCGGTTCTCCGTCCTTGAACGGCTGGGCGGCGGTTTTGTCGTTGTTGCATTTGATAAAACCCCGGTACAACGACTCATTCATCCGAACACCACCTTGCCAGGCCGAAGTCCATCGCTCTGTTCCTCGCCATTTCGATGTAATATTGCTTATCCACTGATTCAATCCCGAACCGGCGGCCCATGATGTCGGTCAGATCCGGGTCTCCCAGATCCCCGAACACAATGGTGCTGCTTTCCGGCGTGTTGGCGTACTTTTCATGGGTGCCCTCCCGGTTTTTCGCCTTGGAGATGATCTCCCCGTCGCATACCGCGAACACCCGGAAACATTTGTGATCCCTGACCTCGTTCTGGCCGAAGTATACGTGGCTGTACCGGCTGCTCAGCTTCACAATCTTCTGAAACTTCACCAGGTCTTCCGGAGCGTTATGGGAATCGATATAATCAGTGATCGCTTCCCAGCTCATCTTCCGGAGACCTTCCCGGACCGCTTCGTTCACAATGGCCAGGTCGTTATCCAGGTCACCGTTGAATTTCACGTAGGCGCCTTTTGCTTCTTCCTTGCCGTCATCAAACCGGATCAGGTAGTTGTTCACGTCCTTCTGCCAGATCTCAGTCACATTTTCGAAGGAAAGCCCCATTTTCGTGGCTTTTTCCCATTCGTGGCAGATTTCTTCTACCTTCTCCCTGTCGCATCCGGTGCAGTCGACAATGATGCCGTCCGTGTTGCTCTGAATCAGTTCACAGGTTCCTTCCAGCATTTCCAGAAGCATCAGCAGCATCAGCTGCCCGTTGATGCACACATCGTGGTTCCGCTGCGGATCGTATGCCCTGGAGAATTCCTGATTGGTGATCCCGAAGGTGCTGTTCAGGATGATCTTATACGGCGCCTGTTCCTGCTTCTTTCCGGCCTTCTTCAGTTCCACGCGCTTGTTGTAGATCTCCGTGAACAGTTCCGGTTCTTCGCTTTGCCTGGTCAGAAGGCCGTGCTGGATCATGATGGACGGATAATAGGAAGTGACGTCAATGTGGAGCAGCTGCCCCTGCCGGTGGATCCGTTTTACCGCGCCGTGGATTCCTCCCAGGGCGAATGTGTGCGGCACCCCGGAGATGACGATTTCCTTCTTCTGGCCGTCCATGTAGTTCTGCGGATTGGAGAAGAAATCCAGCACCTCCGTATACTTCCGGATCCGGACGCACGGCAGGATATTGTTCGTCCATTCCTGGTGTTTCAGGCTCAGGTTCCGGTTGCATTTCAGCACCTTCGCCGTCAGCTGGGCCTTCGTCAGCCGGTAATCCGTTTTCGGGAGCCCGAAGGTTTCGATCAGGCTTTTCTGGGCCATGAAGTCATAGATCCGGCGCTTCAGCACCTCCACCGTTTCCAGTACGTCATGGGTGCAGTAATGAATCGTTTCCGCTTTCATCTCTTCCGTGAATTCACCGGCATAGTCGAATGGGATGGATGATTCTTCGATGCTGTGGCCCATGAACGCTTCCAGTTCCTTCAGGGAGCGGAACCTGTCGCCGGTGTCGTAGGATATAAAACCCTCCGGCGGCCCTCCGCCCCTTATGGTTCTTCCGGATTCGATCAGGTCCTGGGAGACCCGGTACAGCGTTTCTCCTTGGCACGCGTTGTACACGGCTCCCAGAACGTAGGAATCGTAGTGATTGGAGTTGTAGCCGATCCAGATCCAGTCGCGGTGTGCGTCATAGAAGTCCACCAGCTGCTTCTGGTCTGTGATCGCTACAATCTCTTCTCCGATGGCTATGACCACGCACCAGAATCTCCGGAAGACTTCAAAGTCGTATACCAGGATGTCCGGGTACTTCTCAAACAGTTCTTTCGTGGTCATGTCTGCACCTCATCACAGGGGAAGGATTTCCCCGTAGTAGCTGGAAAACGCCTTTTTCACCTGCACCTGGATCTCCGTGCCGATCAGTTCATCCTTGTGGGCAATGTCCTTGCCGAAGATCTCCTTGAAGCGCTTGTAGGCCCGCTGCTCCCGCTCCGGATCCCTGACCCACTTCTTCAGGTCCTTGATGAATTCGGACGTGGTGTACTTGCTCTCGTACAGCTCATCGTTGTACCGGTATTCCACGTGGATCCCGACGTTGTCGGTATAGATGTTCTCGATCGTTGTCTTGATGATGCCCTTCACCGGGCTGTCGAACTTCTTCGCCCGCTGGGTTTCTTCGCTCTCCCACAGGGAGCAGAAGTTTTCGTAGACGTAGATATCCCGCCGGACACCGACCTGCTCCGGAACTTCCGCGAAGCTGCAGCCGAAATACTTCTGGCTCCACTCTTCGCACTTCTGGGCCTTCTCCGGGTCGTCCACGAACTGGCCCTTTTCCCGGTCGTAGTTCTGCTGGTTGAACTTAACCGTCCGCAGCACATCGTTCTGCTCGTCATAAAACTTCATTTCCAGCCGGTTGCCGTTTACGATTTCGGCCTTGATCATTTCGCAATTTTCGATACGTTCCATAATTTCACTTCTCCTCTACAATTTTGTAATCGATATCAGTCAACAGTTGTTTCGCCAGGATCACGTTGGCCTTGCCGGTGATCCGGATGACCATATAGGGTTCCGTGCTTTTCGCCTTCATGGTTTCGTGCCGGCGGTCCACGTTGTCCATTGCGGTAACCAGGTCGAGACAGTTGATGTATTCAGCGATATATTCATCTGCCAGCGGCCTTTTCTCCAGGAACTCGATATCCGCGCTTTTGTCCTGCAGGAACATCACCATTTCCTTTTCCACTTCGCTCATGGGCACGGTCTTGTTCAGGTGCTGGTCCTGCAGGAAGTGGTCGAAGGTCAGGTACTTTCCGCAGAGGAACGATCCTGCCCGTGCGTCCCAGATCTTCCGGATCGCTTCCTTTTTCTCTTCCCGGCGCTGGTCGTCAATGGCCTTCAGCTTGTCCCGGGCCACGTTTTCGCCTTCGGTGATGATGGCGATGATTTCCTTCACCTTGTCCTCGAACGCGGTGTAAGGCTCCAGCACCGTCTTCTTGATCCGGATCTTTTCCTGGTTCAGCTGGTCGGAGATCTTCCGGGCCGTGGCCACCGTGCGCTTGCATTCCTGCTCGCTTTCCGGATTTATGTCCAGTGTCATCAGGTAATCCCGCGCTTCTTCCGCCCGCTGCTTGTACAGTTCATAGCCATCGAACCGGATCAGGCCGTTCTCGATCCGGATCTCAGTAGAATCGGGTTGATTTGTGTAGCTCAATATATTCACCTCCTTCTTTTCTGTGCCGCGCGTAAAATCTCAGGGACTCATCCTTTGCCAGGTGCCGCTCACTGCTGTCCACGTAGGCGTTGTACTGGCCGTGCCAGGAATCGCCCAGCAGCCGCAGTTTCGTTTCGTCATAGTTCGCTTCCAGGAATGTGTAATCGTACCGGATGCCGTTCTCCCTTGTGAATCGGTCCAGTTCATCCGTATTCTTCAGATCCGTAGCGTATATCAGGTCCAGGTCATCGAACCTGAGCACGTATCCGAAGCAGAGCGTGTTATGCGGAACCGGAACGGCCCATATATTGCAGTCGGCCTTCCTTAGCCAGATCGGCAGATAGTCCGTATTGATCGCCGTTACCGCGTCGTTGAGCCTGGCCACCTTGTAGGTGGAGAAGATCTCGATGTTCGGGAACTGGACCACAATCTGGTTCAGCACCGCCGGCTTCACATGATCCTGATGGTCATGGGTGATCAGCAAATACTGGCATTTGTACAGGTCTTCCTTCATCTTGCTGAACGCGATCCCGCAGTCGATCATGATGTTCCGGATCCGGACCGCGTTCCCGATGGATCCGGAGGAGATGATTTTGTAATCAAGACTCATTTCAGCATTTCCTCCAGTTCCTTCATTTCGGCGTAGCAATCCCGGCACAGCACCTCGCTATCGACCCGGTACAGATCGCCCTTCGGGTAGAACCTTCCGCACTGTGTACACGCTTCCTGATCCATCCATTCCCGGATCATGTCGGGTGTCCTCAGGCTGTTGTTCCATCCTTCAGCTGCCCGGCGTTTTGCGTCTTCCTGCATGCCATCCCGGCTCATCCTGTCGTTGTTGGTCACATGCCGCTCCGGACCTCTCGCCCTGCATGCCGGGCATTCCACCAGGAAAGCGATCTGCAGCGGCATGGACCGAAGCGTCACCCGCTTATTCCCGCAGAAAGGGCAGGGAAGAAGACCCGGTATTGCCATATACAATTCTCCCTTCGTGTGCTATACTATATTGAATCATTTCATCTGTGGCCGTTGGGATTGCCGTCCCGCGGTCACTTTTTTGTCCCGCCATACGTGTGCTCCTTCATCATCCTGATCAGGTCGACGCATTTCATCACCCGGGGCTCCGGCTGCCGGATCTCCTTCCGGTAGCTGACCACCTGTCCGTCCTCCATCGGTATCCTGAGCAGGTCCGGATAATCGCTGAAGTCGTACTCCCATACAGCTGCAATGCTCTGGTTCAGCGGCTTGATCTGCTCTGTCACAGTTCCACCCCCAGCACAGCGAAAGCTCGCTTCAGTTCTCCGACGAACCCGCGCCAGTGTTCGATCGTCATGCTCAGCTGATCGTCTTCCTTCGAGTTGTAGTCAATATATTTGGCAGTGTTGGTCTCGGAATAGATGTATGTTCCGAACTCGCCTTCGATCCCGCGCACATGGAATCCGTCATAATTGACCGGCTTCGTGATCTTCGGCTTGCTCTTCATCAGCCCCATCTCTTCGCACTTCCCGAAGAACTCATCCGCGGCCGCTTCCATGCTCTTCATCGCGTCGCCGGCGCTGACGGTCACCTCTTCCGGCTTCTCCGTCTCGATCCGGATCGGCCCGTCCACCTTCACCGTGGCCGGCTTCTCCGCCTGCTTCGGCATGCCCTTGTCCTTCTTCGCGAAGTTCCCCGTCTTCTTATAATCCAATCTTTCGGGCAGCTTCGCGTACAGATCCGGGTCCGCTGTCTTCAGCGCGTTCTTGATCTTCCACCAGGCCGCCTGCGGATCCAGCAGCCCCAGTTCGTTCCCCAGGTAGCGCCGGGGATCTCCACCGTCGATCGCGATCTGTACGGCCCTCTTTTTCTCTTCGTTCGTCAGTTTCCTGTGTTTCACTTCTCTCTCCGTCCTTTCATGCTTCTTTGTCGGTTTCCCGTCCGTGAACTCATAAGGCTTGCGTCCAAGCCATTCACGCTGATAGTTAAACCATGTCGCCCGCGGCGTCAGGTAGTTCTGGCTCCACAGGTATCCCAGGATGTCCCCGCCGCTTTTCTCCAGTTCCATGCAGTGGTCGAGGATTTCCATCTTCTCATCGAATGTCCGCTGTGTCGCCATGATCACCGACCTCCGAGGGAGCTGATGAACTTCGTCCGGATGTATCCCTTGTCGGTGACGGCCCATCCGTCCGCGGCCCAGTACACATGGACGGTGCTGCCGGATACGACCCATCCGACCCGGTCGCCGTCAATGCACTTCCGGCAGGCCACCCGGCCATCCGCGCTGATCAGCAGGTCCCGGTCGTACCATACCGGCTCATCGAATACGATGTATCCGGCGTACACCCATCCGTCCGTCAGCTCCAGCCCCAGGTCCGTGCAGTGTGCCCAGCCTTTTTTTGTCTTCCCGTCCAGCTGCAGCCGGTACCCGGTCTCGAGCCTCCCGATCACTTCGCCTTTCTTCCCGGCGGTCTGCCGGCAGTGGACGAAGTCATCCGGTCCGCACATGATCCAGGCGTCGATCGTCGACTCTTCCGCCTCGACCCGGTTGTGGTAAGCCTCCGCGCTGAAGGCGATCGCGCCCAGCGCAAGCAGGATCGCCGCAGCGATCAGCCGCTTCATGTTCCTGGTCAGTTTCATTCAATCACCCCCATCGCCTTCAGGAACACCATCCGCGGCACCTTGTACCGGTTCCCGCTCTTCTGGGTAGGGAACATCAGCTGCCCGGTTTCCGCGTAATAGTTCAGCCGCGCCGGGTGGATCTTCATCACGCCGGAGATCTGTGTCATCGTCAGCATCGTCAGATCCTCCCGCTCGATGATCTCCTGCATCGTCAGCCCGCGGCCCTTCTGCCGGTAATCGCAGTAATCAGGAGTATGTCCCATCAGTCTCCGTCCTCCTCGCTGAACTTCTTCTCGACGATGTCGACCAGGTCGTACATTCCGGCGATCCGGTTCCGGAGCGCGATGTTCCCGGGCTCGCTCAAGTCTTCGCTGAAGGCGGTGATCTCCGCCCGTACAGCTTCGGCCAGGTTCACCTTCAGGAGCTCCAGAACTTCCTTCTTGTAGTACAGATTGCCCATGATTTGTTGCCTCCTTTTTTGATCCTTTCACCGTATTGTCCCCAATTGTCTACTTAGCGTACTCGCCAGGAAAAAAAATCTTCATGAAATCGTCCGGATTGGCGATCTCAAGGCACTTGGCCATTTCCTCCATTTCCGAGGCGGTAGGCCGTTGTGCCCCGTTGACGATTTTCGAGGCTTTCTGCCGTGTCCAGCCGATGGCAGCAGCAAATTCCGATATATTTTTAAACTTGCTGTAGACAGCGGCCCGGATTCCCCTGATCATTTTTTCACCTCCAACTGCATGATGTTGTGTACGCATTGCGTACCCTACGCATAATATAGCACGCTGCCAGATGTCCGTCAAGAGGTTTTGATCGTATTTTATAACATTTTTATTCGCATTGCGTTCAAAATGTTTGACATTGCGAACGCTTTCCTATATTATAGTCCCGGAGGGGATGACAATGGAAAACGAAACGACAATGAAAAAGGTTTCCACTTTTCAACAGAGATTTAAGGAATTATGCGCTTCAAATATGTCAACCGACACTACTCTTGCGGACCATTTGGGCGTATCCAAGCAGACAATCAGCTCTTGGAAATCTGGGTACAGGGTGCCCAAAAAGCCGATGGTACTCAGCATTGCCCGTCATTTTGGCGTGTCGCCAACCTGGCTGATGGGGTATGATGTTCCGAAGATCCAGCCAAAGCGACGCATTGTCGTCGGGAACATTCCGAAGAGTATTGTAGTCAAAAATATCGCTCCGGCGGCTAAACCCAGTTTTTTCACAGAGCGTTGTAAAAGCAACTGTTAAATCTCCGCAGGAAGCCATATTTACTACAGACGTTTCCGGCGCCACCCTCTACGGGATGGAAGCGCCAATGCCCAAAGCGGTCAAAGTAGATGAAGATAAAGCCGTCCGGATGCTGAAGTTCGTAGGAAGAATGGCTAAGGATGATCCGGACTCCGCTGTGGAGATGCTGAAGATCCTCGTGGATAAGAATTACATTTAGCGGAGGGAATGAACCATGAAAAAACTGCTCACCATCATCCTGACCCTGGCGCTGATCCTGCCGGCGATCTCCCTGGCGGAGCTGCCGGACATCTCCGGCCTCACCGATGACGAACTGCTCGAACTGCAGCATCAGATCCAACTGAAGTTATTTTCTGAAAAACTCGTGGATGGTGTCAAAGTTTCGCCAGGCGTCTACATGGTTGGAAAAGACATCCCTGAAGGTGAATACAGAATCGAATATATTACTGAAAACAAATATTCTTTAGCAACATTTTCAGCATATCGTGAGAAACCATTTTTCAGTTTCAGCTCTGTCCTCGGATTCACCGGGCCAACAGAAATTGGGAAAATCGAACTGACCGACGGGATAAAGGTAGAAATCGAAAGCGACTCGCTGTATTTCTTCGGATATTCCGGGCTGTTTAACTGATGGAGGCCATCATGATCTGCACGAAATGCCGCCGGGAGATCCCGGATGACGCCGTCCTCTGCTGTTACTGCGGCAAGCGCTATATCATCGACCGCAGCCGGAAGGAAAAGCGCGGGAACGGGGAGGGAACAGTCTTCCATATCAAATCCGGATGGGTGGCCCAGATCACCGTCGGCTCCCGTCCGATCCCGGACCTGAAGGATGTCCCGCCGGGCGATCCGTCCCTGCAGCGGAAGCCGCAGCAGATCCGCCGGTCAAAGTACGGCTTTGCCACCCGGAAGGAGGCCCTGGACTATCTTCCGGTCCTGAAGGCCGCCAGCGGATCACAGCGGTCCGACGCGCCGCCTCTGTCACATTACTGGGATATTTACAAGGACGGCGAACTGGACGGCCTCAGCGCCTCAAAAAAGACGGCATACAGAGGCGCCTGGGAAAAGCTGAAGGCGCTCCACCCGTATCATGTGGATGCCATCACCGTGGCTGACCTCCGCCGGACCGTTTCCGCGAAGTGTAAGAGTTATTACACTGCCCGGGACTGCCGGTCTGTCCTGTCGGCCCTGTTTAAGCTCGCCGCTGCTGAAGGATACGCGAACAAGGACCTCCCGTCCTTCATCGTCCTGCCGAAGCTGGAAGAAAAAGAGAAGATTCCATTCAGCGAAACGGAGCAGAAGGCCCTGTGGACCCTGTACGACGAAAAGCACGACATCCGGGCCGCCATCCCGCTGCTGATGATCTATACCGGCATGATGCCGGGCGAGGCCATGAAGCTGAAGGTGGGCCAGATCGACATCGAAGGCCGCCGGATCACCGGCGCCGGCATGAAGACCAAGGTCCGGAAGGAGACGCCCATCGTGCTGGCGGATCAGATCATCCCGCTGGTGCAGGATCTGATCGACCACGCCATGCCGTCCGGCTATCTCTGGAAGCAGGATGACTCCCAGTGGTACGCTGATTACTACGCCGCCCTGGCTGCATCGAAGTGCCGCCGGCTGACACCGTACAGCTGCCGGCACACGACCGCCACCGCTCTGGCCATCACCAAAGGCATTGCCCCGCAGACCGTGAAAAAGATCATGCGCTGGTCAACGACCCGGATGCTGGACCGCTATGCCCACCCGGATCAGGACGACGCCCTGGCCGGCGTCAATCAGATTTAATACCTCCGGTTGCTATGCCGGTAGCTATGGAAAATTCTGTAGCCCTTGAAAATAAACGATCCAATCGACCCCTGCTAAGGGAGTAGGAGTGTTAAAGCTCGCCCGGGTTCAAATCCCGGCTTCTCCGCCAGAACGCCCGTAGATCAACGATCTGCGGGTTTTTCTTTGTCACCGCGGAACACCTCGCGAAACCGCTCTTTATCTGCCGGTTGCTATGCGGTAGCTATTTTGAAAAGGCAACAAAAAAAGCGCCCCCGGGATCGCTCCCGAGGGCATCGTTATTTTAGGATTTCGTTGTTTCGTAAAATAACGAAATCCATATTTTAATTTTCATCAGGCGGTTCCAGCTGCTGGTCCTTCCGGTACTGCATCGTGCTGATGCCCAGCAGGGCGCCCAGGAACGCGTCCACCGCGGTGATCGTCCCGACGATCTCCTCCGCGTATGGAAGGCCCCAGATCTGCGCCAGCGCGAAGTACAGCGTGCCGACTGCCGGCAGCAGGATCTGCGCCACGAACTTCAGGACATCATACAGCTTATTGCTCATCTTCATGTTCATCCTCCTCATTGTGCCATCGCGTGGGCCACCATCGGTGCCGCGTCCGGCTGGATCGACGGCAGCGCCCGCACCTGGTTGTAAATGTCTGAGATCACATTGTTTTCTCCCAGCGCCTCGTACTGGACGTACATG